ACAGGAATGTCTTTGCCGTAAACTGCAATGTATAGATCAGGGTACGACGTGTGTCATAGTCTCCTTCATACTGATCGTCATACTGAATGTCAGTAAGCGTTACGGGATAGTCTCTCTTCTCACCCAGGTCAGGCACCAGGTTCATAGTGATGTTGAAACTTGGTTGGAAGAATGGTAGAATCTGCTCAATGATTTGCAGAGCGTCATCTTGGTTCTTACTCAGAATAGCGAGTTCAAAATTAATGTTGTAAGGGATCGGCATGAATCCCTTCATCAGGGAACCATCTGCTTTCGTATTTCTGATATACTGCGTGGGCGATACCTTACGAGTAGGATCATAGGTGATCGCTTGGATCTCAAATGCTAATCTAGGCAGTGTGATCTGTACCTGATCCTTGCTAGTGAGATCACCAACTTGACGCAGACGCGCCAAGAACTTGTCCTTAGGACCATATGCCAGAGGCACCTTCATCACTTCCGTCTTGCTACCAGAGGTGCGACGGATCTCTATATTGTTGAATAGTGTGCCGAAGCCCACCACGGTCTTCTTAATAATACCGTGATATGAGTATGTTCCTAACATTAGATAGTGCTCCCTTTATTGCCATACTCACCGAATGGATTTGACTGTGTAAAGTCTATGATGTCATCTGCATCATATTCGATGGCATAGTTTTGATCGTATTCAGAGTTCAAATTATTTATAGTATTATAAGTAAACGTTGACCAGACAGCAGAACTTGTGTCTCCTGTCATAGTCTCACCAGAGGAGAATCTACCACTACGGTTGATAACGATAAGAGTCCTGGTGGTGGGATCCCAGGACTTAACTTCGGCAGTTGTATTCGTGGTTCCACCAGTAACGGTTTCACCAACTGTAAATGTTCCACTACCACCTTCTGCCATGACCACACCCACAGCGTTGGCAAAGTTAGTTTCAATAGCATCCACTTCTGCCACGCCAGTATCAATGTCTTCGTCGCTGTACTCGAACAGTTCACAGCGCAGACCCCAGGTGTAGATCTTTCCTAACTGGAAGAAAGGTTGTTCGTGCTCTACATACTGGATCTGGAAAGTCTTACCCACCATAGGGAAGTGGATCAGATCTCCTTCATTAGGACGACCTTCTACAATCAGTTGAGCATTGTCATCTACTGCTGCTGTGAAGCGTCGCTTGGATAGAATAAAGGTAACCTGGTCTTGAATTCTGACACCAAACTTTGAGAAAATGTCGCCATCGCCCCTAAAACCACCAGCATCTTCAAGATAGACTTCCACTTCAAAGGCACCATTGTACTGTGATAGTGTGTCCTCTCCGAAAACGCTATCTTCTTTGACGAGCGTTCTTGGTATGTAATAGACGTTCTTGCCGAACATCTTAATTTGCTCATCGACGAGATCCTGCACGAGACCTTGCTCGCCCGTTGTACCCTGGGTGAAGAAACTGTTAAGTGCCATATCATCCGATCATGTCTAGGGGTGGGGTTTCCCAAGTGGTACGCAGTTGTTCGTCGAGGATCTTCAACTCTTCAACAGCATCGTTATAGATCATCTCTCCGTTGAGAGTGACACCACCTGGCATTTGGACATTCTGGAACTTGGTCAGGTTCTGACCCCACTGCTTCTTGATCTTGGCAGTGGCGTAGTCCTTCAACCACATCTGGTTATAGATCTCTGTCCATGTGGTAGGATCGAGAGCACGATAACATTTAATAATGATGTACTGATCTTCCAGAGCATCCTCAGACCAGTCGAAGTCCAGATAAACTTTGTTCTGCACCTGCTGGTATCTAATCGGTTTCATACCTTCCAGGATGAAGTCGATACTTTCCAGGTGTTGTTGGATCATGTAGTAGTGATAGAACTGTGTAGACGTGAAGTCATACAGATCATTCAGTCGCATCTGATAGCGAATGTCAAACATGTTACGAGTACCCTTGTCGGTAAACGTAAAGATTCCTTCCACGGCAGTGACATGATCAGGCACAGACAGGAACGTACTTTGCTCCAACCACTGTGTCGTTCCATCCTTACCTAGACTACTGACGTTAGTCTTACCTGCTTGAATATCAGCAGCAGTGAAGAGGTGCTTCAAGTAAACACGCTCAGCACCTTCGTAGTGATATGTCTGGAACTTTTGGATAGCGTAGTCGATGGCATCATCGCACTGATCATCGGATACGTTGACCTCCAAGACTGGTTTACCCAGTCTACGGAGGCAGTATTCTTTTAGTTCTGCCTTGGAAGTTGGAATTGCCATTTATCAGAGAGCGGCGATACGGGACTGGAAGTCAGCAAAGTCTGTCGATGCTGCGACAGTTGCTTTCAGGGTAGTGAGATCAATAGTCTCAGATTGCAAAGCGGTGTCTGCTTTTGCACCTTGTGCAGCAGTTGCATAATCAGTGGATGCTGTTGCAGCGGCAGTGCCAAGAGTGGGTGTGCCCGTCAGGTCTGTATAAGCACCTGTGGTTGCGACAGTTGCAAGGTCAGCAGGTTGAATAGCAGTGTCGGCAAGAGCACCCTGTGCAGCAGTTGCATATGCAGTGCTGTCAGTAGCAGCGGCAGTACCAAGGGTAGGTTTACCAGTCAGATCTGCATAGGCACCAGAGAAGAGTGACGGCAGATTGAGGAGGTCATTGTAAGAACCACTGGTAGCAACAGTTGCAAGGTCACCAGGTTGAGTGGCAGAGTCTGCCAATGCACCTTGTGCAGCAGTTGCATAGTCAGTCGAAGCAGTTGCAGCAGCAGTGCCCAGTGTGGGCAGATTCGACAGATCATTGTAAGATCCAGTGGTAGCAACGTTAGCGAGAGACGTGATAAGTGCTCTTGCCTCAACAGCAGTCTCCAACTCACCCAGAGCACCCTTGATGGTGTTGTTGTCAGAGATGGTGCTGCCACCGAATGCTGCCAGGTGAGTAGCACCGTTAGAACGACCTGTCAAGGTGATCAGGTCATCAACATTCAGGTCAGACTGACCAATGCTGAATACACCAGTGGAAGCATTGTAGTTCAGATCACCACCAGCACTCAGGTGACCGCGAGTTCTAGCGGCAGTAGTGAACAGGTTGGTAGAACCCTCAGTTACGTTGTCGGTATTGATGTCCGACTGAGTAACTTGCAGACCACCAGATCCATCATGCTCAATACCAGTGCCATAGGTGAATGCACTTCTTGTTCTTGCCTGGGTGAAGAATCTGTTGGTAGATCCCTCAGTCAGGTTATCGGTATTGATCTCACCGAAGTCAACTGCCAGAGACAGCAGGTTGCCAGCATCATTGTACGTTGCCGAAATACCTGTGCCGCCATCAATCAGTGCAGCAACACGATCATCAACTCTCTCATCAGTGAAGTAGAGGTTGGTGACGCCTTCTGCCAGAGCATCAGTGTCGTGGTTCGCGATAGAACCAACCTGTGCCTGACCGTAGGTGATAGCACCAGTGATGGTCAAGTTACCAGCAACTTCAAAGTCAGTAGTAGACTTGAAGTTAGCAACCGTCAGTCTGTTCTCGAAGGGGTTGTAGGTAAGGTTGGTAGAGTCAGTACGAATCTCAGTGTATCCATTGTTCGTAGAAACGAATGTAGGATAGTAAGTAAGGTTAGAAGTTGTGGTGTCTGTGACATCAGCAAGATCAGACTTGTCAGCAGTACCAGTCAGGTCGCCAGTTACGTTACCAGTGATCTGTCCAGTGACACCCAGAGTTCCACCAATGGTGGAGTTGTTGGTGACTGCAAGAGTTCCAAGAGTCGCAGTGCCAGTGATATCTGCATTACCAGTGGTGGAGTGCAGGGTGATCTTGTCAGTGGCAGAACCATTTTGCAGGATCAGAGTCTTAGAAGCACCACGCAGGATAACATTATCCTTGAAGAGTGATGTGCTGTTCTGAGTCAGAGCAGCATTCAGTGTGGTAGCGCCATCAACGTTGAGTGTGCTGTCGAGGTCAACTGCACCAGTGACGTTAAACACGTCATCAATAACTGTACTGCCATCGACATTCAAAGTACCTTGAATGGTGGTATTACCAGAAGCAGCAATAACACTAAATCTACTTTGACCAACACTAAATGTACCACCAACGTTTGTAGCACCAGTGGTATTGATGGTGGAAGTATTAAGAACTCCCAGTGTGGTTACGCCAGTGACTCCGAGTGTGCCACCGACAGAAGCATTACCTGTTGTACCATCCAGTGTGATGGTAGTAGCGTTGTTAGCACCAAGGAAGAGGTTCTGACCAATGTAGACATCTTCGGTGACGGTCATACCGCCATTGGTGATCATGATCGGAGCATCATCTGCCAGATTGGTCGGATTCTCATTCTTGGAGAACTCAACACGACCACGGAATTCCTGGTTACCTTTCTGGACGACGTTACCATCTACTTCAAAGTCACCATAGACCTTAAAGTCTTCTCCGACTGCCAGATCCCTAGCGATAGATACACCACCAGAAACTCGCAGAGCACCAGAGGAAGAGAAACTGTTACCAGTAGATGCGTTAGTTGTATTGCTAATCGTCTGAATACCATCAACGTTGAGTGTGCTATCCAGATCGACAGCGCCAGTAACGTTCAGGGTGTCGTCAATGACAGAAGCACCATTAACATTCAGAGTTCCATCAATCAGTGTATTACCAGTGCTAGAAGCAACAGTGAAGACGTTGACAGCAGAACCATTTTGAATAGCGAATGTTCTAGCAGCGACGTTCATCGTCATGCTTTCGGTGAAGACCGAAGCAGCAGCAACGTCGAGTGTTCCAGTAATAGTCAGGTTGTCATCGACTACAACCTCACCAGTAGCAGAGTCAAGAATCAGATTACCAGAGACGGTGCTGATTTCACTGTTACCATCAACAGCGATCTTGATATTATCTGCTGTAATATCAGTAGAGGTGATCGCCTGGTTGAATGTGACTGTGCCATTTACTGTATGAGCATCAGTACCAGCATTACCAATAGTGGCGTTGCCATTTACATCCAGAGTTCCAGTAACTGTCGCATTAGCAGAAATACTTACAGAGTTAGTTGAAGAATCGAGAACCAGTGAACCGCCGTTTGCAAAGATTGCTCTGGATCCATTGGTAGTGCCAAGACGCAGGTCATTGACATGAATGCCATCGTTTGCAGTGATGCGTTGGTTAGCAGTAACAGTACCTGTAACGACATGAGCGTCAGTAGAAGCGTTACCGATAGTGGCATTACCATCTACGGTCAGAGTGCCATCTACCTGAGCGTTACCATCAACATTCAGATTAAGATCAACGTCAAGGTTGTCGGTGACATTAACTGTGCCGCCGAACGAATCCAGAACCAAATTGCCAGCAGTGGTGCTGATTTCGCTAGCACCATCAACACCAATCTTAACGTTATCGGCAGTGATGTCTGTTGACGTAATTGCAGCAGTGAATGTGGAAGTTGCATTGACTGTCAGAGCATCAGTGGATGCATCGCCAAGTGTGGTGTTACCATCAACTTCAAGGTTGACCTTGACTTCCAAAGAGTCGTCAACGATAGTCTGACCAGTGGCAGAGTCAATAGTCAGGTTACCAGCAGTTGTGCTGATCTCACCTGTACCGTCAACACCAATCTTGATGTTATTAGCAGTAATGTCTTCCGATGTAATCGATGCCGTGTAAGTTGACGTTGCGTTCACGGTTAACGTATCCGCGTCGCTGTCACCAAGAGTGGTGTTGCCGTCTACTTGTAGGAAACCATCGATCTCAGCATTGTCTGTGATGTGAACCTTGCCACCAAAAGAGTCAAGGATCAGGTTTCCTGCTGTGGTGGAGATTTCGGTCGCACCATCAACGCCGATCTTGATGTCGTCCGCCGTGATGTCGGTGGAAGTAATCGCCTGGTTGAAGGTGACAGTACCTGTAACGACATGTGCATCTGTCGGAGCATTACCGATAGTCGCGTTGCCATCAACCGTGAGCGTTCCATCAATCTGTGTATTGCCATCAACATTGAGGTTACCGTCTACGTCAGCATTATCTGTAAT